CGGCTTCACCCCCGACTTCGACCAACTCGCGATCTGAGGCATGAACCTCACTCCTTCGACCGTCCGCGCTGACCTCAAGTGTGGCAAAGGCTCCATCTCCGAGGGCGAGAAGTGCACTAAAGGCCCCGCGCAACGGGTGCGGCCCGCCAATAAATTTGTTCGAGTGCCGAAAGACTACCCCGGACGAAAGCAACCTTATGGCGTTGGGTTTAGATCAAAAGCTGAAAATGCTTTGATCGCAAGCGGACAAGTAGTTATGGGTGCCTCAGCTTTAGCTAATGTTGCTGAAGTAGTTAATCCACCCTCTTTTGGCACCACGCGCCCTCCTTACGGTGCCATAGCTACGAGCGTGGGCGGTGCGTTAATCGGCATAGGAGCAGCAGCAAAAGCTCGTAGATTAAGCAAAGAGCCCTCAAAAGAAGGCAAATCAGTAAGTAAAGCTCAACAAAAACACATTAAAAGCCTACGTAGCAAGGCTGTGTATGGCCTAACAATGGGTGCTTTGGGCGCTGGTCTAGCTTATGGTGTGCACAAACAGGGGCAGCGCCTAGGCAAAACCAACATGGTAACGCCATTAGGTATGCGCCGCACCAGTGATCCGCGAAGACAGCAATTAGAAAATCTTTACGCCAGTAGTGCTTCTCAACGCACTCGTAACAGGCAAAACACTTTTGGTAATTTAGCAGTACTCAAAGGCCGCCTAACACAGTCAGCGCAGCGCCGCAGGCTAGAGCGCATAGTCAAGCGCACCGACTCCCCTTGGGCTGTCGGCTTCGAGCCATGACCCTCACCCCCGCCTCTCTGCGCCTGCCCACCCGGCGCCTCGACGCGGCCGTCTTCACCGACAAAAAGCTCCACGCCACCGTAAAAGCCGAGGCGCGCCTCAAGTTCAAGGTCTACCCCAGCGCCTACGCCAACGCCTGGATGGTCAAGGAGTACAAGCGCCGCGGCGGCAAGTTCCGTGGCGACGCCCTCGACACATGGTTCAAGGAGAAGTGGGTGCGCATGAGCAGCTCCGGCCGCATTCTCGGCCCCTGCGGTGACCGCACCGAGGGCGAAGGCAAACCCAAGTGCCTGCCGCCCCGACTTAGACCAACTCTCTATCTGAGCATGGCACTTACTCCCGCCTCCCTGCGCCTTCGTCGCGACGCGGCGAAGAACCGGAGCGGCGCCCCTGTGATGGTGAGCTCCAAAACGGATATCTGGGCTACGGGATTTGACACCGAGGACGGCAAGAAGTACACCAAGGTCGTCACCAACCCCGAAACCGGCCGCAAAAACAAGGTCCGTTACGGCGCCAAGGGCTACCGCATCGCACCGGGCACTGACAAGGGTGATCGCTACTGCGCCCGCTCCTTCGGGGACATGAAATCCCACGGCAAAGACTGTGGCGGTGCCGATCGCAACACCCCGCTTTGCCTATCCCGTGCCAAATGGGCATGCTCTGGCAAGACCAGCCGCAAATCTTCCGCTCCAGCTCGCAAGGACAACTTCATCCAGCACTATTCCCCCGTCCAGCTCCAGCCTCCGAACAATCGTGACTGGAATCAAAACAGTTAGATCCCTTTGATCAAATCTTGCAGCGTCATGCCATAAAGATCGCTCAAACGGAACAACTTTGAGAGCGATACCTCAACTTCTCCCTTTTCCAACCTCGAATACGCCGCCTGACTCACACAAAGTACCTCTGCAACCTCCATTTGTGTCAGTCCAGCATGCTCTCTTAGACACCGCATGCGATAGCACAGTACCAATTGCCTGTGAATTGCCACTGAGCTTTAACCGCCTACCGTTTAAGGCTACTCATTACATCCCAGGGTCGTAAAGTGGTGCTATGGAAACATCTGTTTCACGCTACGATTTCGCGCCCATCACGGGTAGCGAAGCCACCGAGGAGGGTTACCTCCGCGTGTGGTGTCGTGCGGCGCGTACGGGCACCCAGCTCTATCGGCGCGCAGATGGTTCTCAAGCACGGGAATACCGGCCTCCAGAAGAGGTCAGCAATCCCGACGCTCTCTCCACGTTCGGCATGAAAGCCGCTACGTGGGGTCACCCACCCGTCCTTCTCGACGCCGCAAACACGAAGAAGTACCAAATCGGCTACTCCGGTAGTCAAGTTCGGTACAACGACGGATTTGTCGAAGTCGCACTGGTCGTCACTGACGCCGATGCCATCGAGAAGATCAAGCGCAAGGATGCCACCGAGGTGTCCGCCGGGTACAAAGTCGACTTCGACCCAACCCCAGGGGTAACCCCCGAGGGCGAGGAGTACTCCGGCATCCAGCGCAACATCCGGGTGAACCACATCGCCATCGTCCCTCGTGGCCGGGCCGGTCCCGAGGTACGCCTTCTACTCGATCGCATGGATGCAGCTGACGCTGTCTCATGCCCCGAGTACGAGTTGGCACTCCAGCCCAGTCAACCTGCATCTCCCGTTATGGCCACCGTCAAACTGGACGGCCTGGAGATCGATCTGCCCGCAGAAGCAGCTACGGCGGTCCAGTCCTTCGCCCGGGACATGGAGCGTCAACTCAAAACTGTTTCTACCGAGCGCGACGAGCTTTCTTCCAAGCTTGACGCCCTCCAAGCAGAATTCGACTCCATCGCCTACGAGAAAGAATCTGCTGAAGGTCGTGCCGACGCTCTCGAAGAGCGCCTGGCCGAATTCGATTCAGGTTCCGCTCGCATCGACACAGCCGAACTCGACCAACTGGTCGCTGCTCGTCTGTCCACCCTCCAAAACCTGGCTCCCGCCTTTGCCGAGGACTTTAAGTTCGACGGCATTGACGATGCCACCCTCTACAACCAGGCATTCGAAAACCTGACCGGCGAAGCTCCCCGCGAGGACGCTGAACCTTCTTACATCCAAGGCGTTGTGGACGGCATGCTTGCCGCTCGCTCCGATTCCGGCGATGAAGAGGGTGAAGAATCCCCCGAGGACGAAACCGGTGAAAACGGCGAAACCAAAGAGGACGCCGAGGACGCTCGTTCGGACAGCTCTGCTGGCCTACGCCAAGCGCTGAAAGGCGCCGGTAGCGCAAACGCCACCCCTGAGAGCGTTTATCGCTCGAAGATGGCTGATGCCTGGAAGCGTCCCCTGACCGCCACTAAGTAAGGAGTACCTTCCATGGCCGTAACTTTCACCCCCACCACTGTCACCAACCCCACTGGGGCTCAAGGCAGCTACCCGCTCCGCGAGGCAGTTGGCCACGAGGGCGGCATTGCTGATCTGCAGGCTTATGTCTGCCGCAGCTTCCGCAACCAGTCCGGCGCCGCCATCCCCTTCGGGGTCCTGGTGATGACGGACAACTCGCCTACCAGCAACGACGCTCTCGCCGTTGAGCCTGCGACTGGCACGACCCTGATTCAGGGCATCACTGTCCACTCGCAAGTACTTGAGGGCACCACCCTCGGTTCTGCATACACCCCGGTTCCGACTCCTTACTACTCCGATGGCCGTATTGGCTATCCGGACAAGGAGACCGTCAACGTCGTCTCCAAAGGCGTTGTGTGGGTGTACTCCGTCGATGCAATTGCACTCGGCGACGCTGTCCGCTTCTACAAAGCTGACTACTCCGGCACTACCACCGGAGCATTCCTGGGTCGTTTCGGCAAAACTGCCGTGGCTACCAAGACCGTTGCGGTCGCAGGTGCTCGCTGGTTGTCGGAAACCACTGCCGGAGGTCTGGTTCTTCTCGAACTCGACATTCCTGGTCAGACCTACACCGCCGACGTTTGACGGAGATTCCTCACCATGACTAACGAAATCCGTAATGACGAAGTCGGCGTGTTTCTCGCAAGGGAACTCGAGACAATCTTGTCTCGCACCTTTGAAGTCGAGTACGCCGACATCAAGTACAGCACTCTGATCCCGATTTCCTCGGAAGTCAATCCCGGCGCTGACTCCTACACATTCCGAGTCTTTGATAAGCAAGGCTCGATGAAAGTGATCGGGGACAAGGCATCTGACCTGCCCCGCGCTGACGTGCTCCGTAAGGAAGTGACCTACCCGGTCCGTTCCTTGGGTGCCTCCTTCGCCTACACCATCCAGGAAACCCGTGCTGCCGCCATGGTGCCCGGCATGAACCTGGAGCAACGCCGCGCTAACGCAGTGCGTCGTGCCTATGAGGAGAAGGTTCAAGAGATCGCTTTCTACGGCGATGCCGGTTCCGGCATGAAGGGCTTCTTCAACAACGATCAGGTCGACAAAACCGTGCCTGATAAGTGGTTCGACACCTCTGGTGTTACCACCGACGAAATGCTGGCTCTTCTGAACGAGGCACCCACCCGCCTGGTTCAGAACTCCAACATGAAGGAGATGCCTAACACGATGCTGGTTCCCTACACCGTGTACCGCATCATTTCCACCACCCCCCGTTCGTCCACCTCGGACACCACGGTGATGGAATTCTTCCTGCGCACCAACCCGATGATCAGCTCAATCGAGCCGATCAACGAGCTTGAGGCCAGCAAGTCCGGCGGTGCCCTGTCCAAGGACCGGATCCTGGTTTATGACCGCAGCCCTGACAAGCTGCAACTCCAAGTGCCACAGCCCCTGGAGTTCCTGCCTCCCGTGCGTCAAGCCCTCGAGTTCTCGGTGGCTGCCCACGCCCGGATTGGTGGTCTGGCCCTCTACTACCCCAAGAGCGCCATGGTGCTCGAAAAGGCTTAATCCCTTAGCCTTTTCCATCCCATTCAGAATGGGTTAATCCACTATCTTCACCCGACAATGATCATCGTTTACCGCCCAGAACTGGAAAACCCTCCGATGGACAAGGAGTGCACCATCGGATTCTCGTTCGTTAACGGCGGCGGCCTTACCGATCACATCCAAGTCCTCGCGGGCGTCACCCGTGACTTCCCCGAGGACGTTTGGGAACAAATCAAGGGCTACGACGTGGTTAAAAACCTGCTCTCCCTAGGTGCTATGCGCATCGAGACCGAAGCAGCGACTCTGATCAAGCCTGTTACAGAAGAAGCCAGCGATTCCATCGCTGACCAGCCCCTCAACCTGGCCCTGAGCTTGGTTGAAGACAGCTTTGACCTGAACCAGCTGCGTCAGTGGGATGCGAAAGACTCCCGCATCCGGGTGAAGAACGCCATTGCCAAGCGGGTAACCGCGATCACTGAAGGCAACGGATGATGGCAGTCCCCAGCATCAGCGAATTCTTACTCCGGTTTCCAGAGTTCGGCGAGCAATCGACGCCTCTGGTTACAAGAGCATTAACTGAGGCCGAGCGTTACGCGCCCTCGACCAGCTGGGGAACTACCCAATTTGATGCAGTCAGTTATCTGGCTGCACACATCCTGGCTAGCCGCACCATGCAAATTGGGCAACAAATCGGGATGATTACTGGGTCCCCAAATGGGGAACAACTCAACTCATCCCTTTATGGTCAGGAGTACCAGCGGCTACGAAACAGTCTGCCCCTTAGCGGTTTTGCCTTGTAAACCATGGCGATCTCTGCTAGCCTTGTCGCTAAATATGCACCTTGGGGTAACGCCCAGCTGGCATTTGAGCTAGGCACTGGCTTCGCGACTACAGATCCTGCCACAGGTAACGCGGTTCAAACCACCGAGGTTGTTGAGTATCTCGCCGCCCTAACCCTCCAAGCTCCTGCGTGGAAGAGCGAAAGCGGTGTTGATAACACAACGTACTCCTGCAAAGGACGCCTCCTCAGTCCAGCAGTCCTAGATGCACGTATTACCAATGGCTCACAAGCCAACTGTGTAATCAACGGGTATCAAGGCCGATTCGAGCTGGTCTTCGATTTAACATTGGACATGAATTTCCGAAGGGATCTTCGCCAACAAATCGAAGGGACATTCCGAGTAGTGGGAGGTCCTGCGTAATGGCTCGCTCTCAACGGTCAATCAGCAACGTGCTGAATATGGCCACTGCCCAAGCCATGAAGCAACTAGGTACGTGGTTGGACGGGCGCTTCACTGAGGAGATCTCCTCCACGAAGTGGTCTTACCCAACACCACCTAAGGTGCGCGACGTCGTGGACACTGGCCGCCTCCGGGCGAGCCAATCACGCGCAGTAAATGCAGACGGGTCAGTCACCTTCACCTGGCCCGTTGATTACGCACAACAAGTCCACGAGGGCGGCGTTGCCATTTCCGGTATGCGCTTCCCGGGCCGACCCTGGACAAAAGTCCCCCTCGAGGAGGCTTCTGACAAGTTCGGCCAATTGCTTCGCGCCGCTCTGGAGGCGAAGCAATGATGATCTCGACCTCCTGCCCCCCGGTTACCGCTCTTCGGAGCACGCTTGAGCGCCACGTCCTCGATTTATTCGAAGCTAATGGCACCACACTCAAGCCGTACACCGCGTGGCCTGGCTATTACAGCCTGCCCGACAAAAGCCGTATTCCAGCGGTCTATGTCGTTGGAGCATCGATGGTGCCTTCTAACTGGAACATTTCCGGTATCGAATGCACGATCGAGGACGTACCTGAGATCACCAGCCCCGGTTCCGTAGGCGGCGTCATCTCTTTCGAGAGCTGGTCAGTCCGCTTTACTAATTACGGAATCAAAGAAGGCACCCGGATAACCACGTCGCTGCTGGATGTCAGCAGGCGACTGGCCCGAGCCTTTCCCAGGGACCAAGTCACGTACATGGCCCGGACCGAGGCCACATTTGAGGCCCTCACGGCCCGCATCCGCGGAGTCGTAATGAACCCCCCGATACCCTAAGGAGTCAACACCATGGCCGACTATGCCATCGGGCTTTCATTCCACAAGGCTCACCGGACCATCGTCCGTGCCGTGGACCTGACAGCCCCCTGCCGTTATTTCGCAACCCGTGATAGCGCAGGACTTATCACCCTTCCTAGCCTCGACGCCGGCTCAAGCTACGTCGAACTGCAAGGTATTACCCAGACCAGCTTCCAGATCCAGGACAACAACCAGGACTTCCGTCTACTGGGTGATGACGGCTGGAGCGACAGTGTGATCACAGGTTCATCAGTGCAGGCAAGCGTTACCGCTTACTTCCTGAAGGATGCTGAGATCCCTGCTGGTCAGAACTGCCCAACGTTCCGTGGCAACTACGACCAGGGCTTTGACCTGATCCAACGTGCTCGCTACAACAAGGACTACGAGATCTACCTCGAGTTCTTGAAAGAGATGGGCCAGGCTAACGGGTCCTCCGGTAACTACGTTTATGACTTCACAGGCTTCAACGCCTCGATCATGAATTACCAGGAGTCCATGACGGCTGAAGGGCTCACCGAAATCACCTTCGATCTGATGTCCCGGGCTCGCCCCGTCTTCGGTCGCTACGACAGCGGTGCTTCACCCATCAGCTTTGGTGGTGTGCAATCGAGCCTGCTGTTCCTGGTGAACGGCACCCGTCAAGCTGCCACTGTGCCTGCCAATAACGCAAGCGCAATCGTGGTGGGTGACAACCTGACCGTCACTTACACCAGCAACGGCACTGCTGCTCTGACACAGCTGGCGCTGGGCCAAACCGATGGAAGCGGCTTCCGTCTGGAAGTGGCCTCCACGGGCGCCATTGTGCCTTGTGCAGTGAGCCTCGCTACCAACGTTGTAACAATCAACCCAGCCGCCAACCTGGCAGCCGGCACGATCATTAA